CTTGATCATTGCGGACCTCTCTGTGACGGCGCATATTTAAGACACGGGGCGCCGGATGACGAGAGACGGGCGTGAGACTTGTCGTCTTTTCGCCGCATTTTCCCCGGTAGTGCAGGTTACTGAGCCGGTAATGCTAAGCCGTTGATTTTCATAAGAGCCGTTCCCGGCTTTCATGCATTTGCCCAGCAAACAGAAATCATCCCCACAATCCACAGGATCGAAGATTTATTCTTGTGAAGTAGGCGCTACCGGGAAAGCCTTGCTGCCCTCCACAAGCGATCCACAGGGCGCTCCCGCGTGACCGGTGATAGCTTGACTCATCCGTGAACAAAATAAGAACATTGCGCTAACGGAAACGAGGGCACTTATGCAGCAGACAGCACGGATGACGATCTACGGTGTACAGTCCTTCACTCTACTCAAAGGCGGCGTGAAGATTGATGACCCCATCCCGGCATCTACAGCTGATCTTGCAAAGCGCATGGCAAAGCGATTGGCTGATAACAAAATCGGCGTCGTAGCGTACTCGCGCTGCTATGACGCCGAGAATGGTGAGATCGAAGAGCCGAAGGTGATCGCCAGCTATGGAGATATCCCGTTCGATATTCGGGAGCTGCTATGATGGCCTCCCTGAACAGCCGTAAAATCCGGACTTTTGGAGGGGCAGCCGGGCGCCGCTACTTCTATCATATGACAGACGGCATCTGCCTGATCGTGGATCAAGTGGGGCGTCGATATCGCTCGAAGAGACAAATCACGCCCGAGGCACTTCGGCAAGCGAAAAGGGTGATGCAGTCCGCCCCTCCGTCTATCGACTGGTCCGACTGGCAGATCAGTGTTCAGGATCAGGATGGGTATGCGGTGGTTTATCTGCCATTTCCGGTGAACCGCGCCTAGCAGGCGGTTCCGCAAGTCCCATCTCGACTGCCAGATCGAGGCGCTTGGCCATTTCCTTCAAGAGGATTGCCATGGCCTCGGATCCGCGAGCATTCCAAACCGCCTCTTGTCGGAAGGCGGCAGCAATTTCAAAGCGGGCTACGATAGGTTTAACAACCTCAGCCCAGGTCATGCTATGTTCCATTGACCATTCCGAGCAAAGCGACGTGATAGTCGCGTACCCGCGTTGCGCGAAGATTCAGTTCGGCGCTGAGAACCGCCAGTGTATTTGGATTCACCCGGGTATCCTCAGTGAGGATGACTAAGGTTTCACTGAAGGCCGCAAGCTGCGCCACAATCGGCTCCATCTCCCTGATGCCGGTTCGAATTGCCGAAAGAGAACCTTCCCCTTCTCCAGAAGAGGTCTTATAACTTGAGTCTGTCACCTGCAGCCTCCTTTTGGTTGTTGTGAGGACGGCGACGAAGCTGGTTTCCTAGGCCTAGCGCTTCGTCGCCGTTTATCTTTGACACCTTAGGTGTCTAAAGGTTGCCGATGTGTTAACATGCGGACGTCTCGTTAACCTTTCGTTTACTTATCTTAAAATTCACCAGCCTCGTTTAATAACTGTACTTTGCTGCGGCAGATTTTTTATTGTTTAGCATTAGCGCGCTGTCCCTTCGCGAATGCCTCCTTCCCTTTTTTGATAAGCATTCTGATCGTCTCAGCCCGGCTACCGATCCGCTCCGAGAATCTCACGTCATCGATCTCTCGCAACTCTTCCGCTGAGAACAACATCTGGAAGCGCTCTGTCTTGGGCTCGTCATTGTCCTTCCCTCTGCCTGACATGCTCACCTCGCTGTTTATGAGCGATATGCTCATATTGCGTTTACCATGATGTGAGTATCGGCTGGAGTCAAGCGACATTAGCGACATGAGCATATTGCTCATCATGCGCGTGATAAGTAAGTTTTGACTTATGAGCGAAGAACCCAAACTGCCGGAAGTTAAGCCTGAGCTGAAGACCGAACGTGTTCAGCTTCTCATGTCTCCCTCCGAGGTGAAGGCCGTAGATGATTATGGCTTTTCACATCGCATAAGGACGCGCGCGCAAGTCATACGGCATCTAATTTTAGAAGGAATGGTCACAGAGTCAGCCGAGGCTTATATAGAGCTACTTACTGAAGTCTTGACAGACTTTGCTAAAGGGGAGCCTAACCCAGAGACTATATACAAAATGCTTGAGGCAAGTGACCAGTATATGGAAGCCTCGAAGAAAAGACTGGCATATGCTGAAGAACTCTCTAGCTGGCATGAAACACGCTTGAAGCATCTTCAAGATATAATAAATTTTGCAGAAAAACTTGAAGAACAACTAAAAGAACAGCAGGCTAAAGAGGCAGATTATCCCGAGCGTGAATAAATCATTGGTTACAACTAAATCGAAAAACCCCGCCTGCCTAAGCCAGCGGGGCGTGTTGTCCAAGCGATGTGCCGCATCTCCTGGGGGAGAAAATGTCTGAGCGAAGATAGGCGGCATGATGGCGACACAGAGCCTACTCCCTCCGGTGCTGGATGACCTCCCGAAGAAGGCTGTCCAGCCGGTCGCCGAGCTTTTCGATCGAGCCCGCTAGCCGCTCCTCCACTTCCCGCAGTACCTCTCGGGACACGAGCCGTTCGGCCTGTGTGACCTGATAGGCGTTCACGGAGGCCTGGAGGATGGCAATCTTCTCATGGGCCTTGTCGGCTTTCTCCTCGGCTGCGATGGCTCGCTTCTCTGCCTGGATCGCCTTCTGCTCTGCATTGAGCCAGAACTTGATGACGGCAAGCGCCGTGCCGCCGATCATGAAGATGGTGGCGAGGTTCACATCCCAACTGAACTGCATGCTCAGTGCCCCGCACGGCCAGGAAGGGTCTCAGCAATGGCCCGCTCGGCAATGGTCCGAACAGCATCCCCCGACCGCTTGGAGCCAGAGGAGCTGCCCAGCCAATAGTTGATGACCTGCATCTGTGCCGCGCCGAGCACGCCGAGGAGGATGTTGGCGATCGTGGCCGCCCTTTCATCGAGCGCCAGGGACCCGGCCAGGACCAGATACAGCGCCCCGCCGAACATCACGGTCACGAGGGTCGAGACGATGGCCGCACCCCAGGCCATGACGGAGCCCTGCTGGGAGAGAGCAAGGGTCTGCTGGCGGGCATCCTGCACGTCCTGTATCTCGAGGCGAAACACTTCAAGCTCCGCCCTGACCTGCTCGACGAAAAGCTCTGCAAGCCTCGGGTCGGCGTCGATATGGGCCTGCGCCTTTTTCGGGTCGTCCGTCCCGAACACGACCTTGGCGGCGTCTACGACCTTGCCGGCCGCGGTGCCTGCCCGGTTCCCGGCGAACACCCCGACAAGATCAGGGGCATACTGGAGCAGCAGTCCGATGATGGGGTGCATCAGGCTTTCCTTCCGAAGATGGTCTCGAGGAGGTTCTTGAGGGCCGCATAGAAAAACCCGCCTGAAGAGGCGGGCTGAGGAGTGGGGACCGGCGGGGGCTCGATGTCCGGTGGTGGCGGAATTGGAGCCTCGGCAATGGGGGCCTCTCTCTGAGCCCCCTTCAGGGCCATCAGGAACTTGCGATGGTATTCGGCAATCTCCGCAGCTCGGTCCAAGCCGTTGATAATGCGGCGGGCGTTATACGGGTCACTGAGTCCCGGCTTGAAATAGTCAGAGAGCCTCTTGCCGGTGAACCATCCGGCCTTCATGCCAGAATACATGATGACCGCGGCAATCCCCGGCTGCATGGCAAGATCCGGATTGCCTACCAAGTCGAACCCGACCTCCTTCGACGCGCGGGTATAGTTCGTGCGTCCCGTGAGCTGCACATAGCCGCGACCCGCGAACTTGGCCCCGTCGCCCGGCGTCAGGTTGCCGAGTTCCCGCGCCTTGGCCGGACGATCGCCCTGGATGTCGTACATGCGCTTGTAATAGGCTGCGCCCCCGAACTCCTTGATCGGCTGCATGGTTCGGGCCGTCTCGTGGTAAGCCGTGGCGAGACAGTACGCCAGATGCTCCAGCGGCATGTCGGCAGGCGCCGCATCGAGAAGGGCATCCATGCCCTCAACCTGGCTCTGGTTTAGGCGGCCGCCAAAGAGCGACGAGCGCACAGCCGCGAAGAAGGCGGCGCGATCAAGCGCCCGCCCGAAGTTCTCGGTGGTCATGGTGTCCTCGTGATGGGGATGTAAAAAGCCGCGCTGTAGCGGCTTGCTTTAGTTTTCTCGGGTTGGCATCTTCCCCGGCGAGGGGGCAGCCAACATTGTACCAATTCTCGCGATATAAAGGGCGGCACCTGCCGCTAGATTTTCTTCGAGGTGTCGCCGCTCTAGGGATTGTCGTTCACCACTACCTCGCGTGGACAAAAATCGGTGGCGTGCAGAGCCTCGGCACCTTTGGTGTCTACACTTTCTTTATTCTCTCCGCGCTGACCATGATGATGGTCTACGACCAGGAATTTTCATCCGGCATCAAAGTCGAAAGTCTCAAGGCCTTCTACCGTAATCGGTTCGCGCGAATTGTACCGTTGCTGACCCTAGTGGCAACGATTTACCTCCTGCTCGCTCCTGGGGGGTCTTGGGACAAGACTGTCATTCGTTTGGCTCAAGCCGTTCTAACCGGTACCGGCCTGTTCGCCTTCCATCTCCCCGGCTATATCGGAACCGGAGCAGGCGTTTGGTCGCTCGGGATTGAGATCCTCTTTTACGCCCTTTTCCCGATGGTGTGTCTCTTGGCTAGGAGCACCACGACCTGGAATTTTGCGATTGCCCTAGTCGTCTCAATCGTTGGTCAGATGGCCCTCTTCTCGGTTATCGCGCCGATGTACGGGAAGACGCCGGGGACTCATTTTGACTTCTTCAATGCATTCCTGATGCACGCGCCCTTCTTTGTGATCGGCGTACTGATCTATGCATTGCCCAATGGCAAAATCCGCGGAGCATTCCCTATCGGAGCGGCGATTTTCCTCGGAGCTGTGGCCTCGTCTTTATGGATCAAGATCCCCGTGTTCACGAGCCAAGGCTATTTTCTTGCCCTGACAGCAGCGTGCGGGCTTAGCGTGGCCCTGCTTTACAGGTCGGAGCTTCCCCCGTTCCTAGCAGCTCCGTCCACATTCTTCGGGGAGATCAGCTATTCCCTGTATCTCCTCCATCCCATCGTGTTCAACCTCTGGTCCAAGGCAGGCTTGAACCTTACGGGCCCATTGAACGGCACTGCCTTCTTCTTGGTTGCAATAGGGACGGCTTACCTGTCCCATCGCTTTTTCGAGAAACCAGCACGGGACGCCCTGCGTGATCGCAAAGCGTCCCGTCCCTCCGATGTTCCGGCTAGCTCTCCACTCTGAGCGCCTCCGGTTCCTCCGAAGCGCGTCCAATGGTCGACCAGCCGGACGAAAGCGACCGCCGAGAACTTCGGGCGGTCGTGGGCCTCGTGATGGAGATAGAATAGCTACGCTATTGCGGCTTGCCCTGTTCCGCTCGCCCGGATAATGGTCCTAGCACAAAGGTAAGGAGATCCCATGGACGGGGAAGAGGGATACTACGTTGCAGACGACATTCTTCGCGGGTCTGTCGACCCGTTCGCGCCCCAGCCCGAACCTGAAGAATGGGACGAGCCGGATCGGAACGAAGACGACCAGTGACCTCCTTACTGGCGGCACCTGAACCGGATGGCCGCCAGAGCAAAAATGGGAGGGGGTTACACCTCCTCCTTCGCCTCAAGAGCGGCTAGTCGCAGCCTCAACTCCCGCACCTCCGCCCACAGGACCGGCACAACCTTACCGGGATCGACAAGCCACGCCTCGAAGCCCTCATTGCCAGGCCTCTTGTCAGGATCGTCGTCTCCCCTCAGCACAGCCTGCGGCAGATGCTTGGCGAGTTCCTGAGCTGGAAAGCTGTAGGACCACTCATCCGACGATGTAAGCCAGTTATGGTAGATCGGGACGACCGCGTCGATGATAGCGCCAGAGTTTTCGATCGGCTTGCGGATGGGCTTGACACGCACGTCAGAGGTGGTGGCGTAAGTCGTAGTTGTCCCACTAACCGAAATGCTACCGACGACACCATTCGTATTCCGGAATGCTGCCACCTGCCGCAGGTTCGCAGAGAAAACTTCCGTTACCAGCGCCGGGGTCGCTGAATCCAGGCCGACGGTCAGATGACCGCGCTGAGTAGGCTGCGCTACGCCGAACCCGACTTGCAGCTTGCGGAAGAAACCGAAATCAGCTTCCGGGTTACGCACAAACTGCCGCGCCACAGAGAGCATGTCAGCGCCTGTAGCCAGGAAGTCTCCGAGCAGGAACAGCTTGCTGTAGGCATGGTTTTCCCAATCTTCGCCCGCGACGAACGTAGCATACCAACGTCCATCGATACGGAACGGATGGAGGTAGCCAGATGCCCAATTCGGAATGGCCGAGAATGGCGTCCAACCGATCCCAAGCGTCCCGAACCGACCGCCGGCCGTCCACAGTGCATCTGCATCAGCCGATGCAAGGGTCATATAGCTTTCAAGCCCAGTCGAACTCGGCGAGCTGTAAAGTCCTCGGTCCCTGCGGAAGAACCCGATGAACCAGATCTTGTTGGTAGCCGGGTCATAAAGTGCCTGAGGTGGATTACCCTCCAGATGCAGTCCGGTGTCGGCCTGGGCGCTCCACGTCAGCATGCTCGTAGAGGTAAAAACAACAGCATTATCTTGGCCAGAGACACGGGCATACATCAGCCATTTATTCTGTGTCCCGACGCGGACGACTGCCATCTCGTTAAGACTTGTGGCCGGAGCAACGGGCGCTGCAATGCCCGTGCTCCATGTCCACGTGGCCCCATTGTCCGTTGTCCGAACCGCGTCGATGTTACCGGTGGTGCCGCTGTAGGAATAGGCAATAAACCCGTTGGTGTCGTCCCCCCCGACGCTGGCCGGGTATTGGTTCAGATTGCCGTGGAAGTTGATCCCGAATCCCGCAGAAGGGGCGTTCACGGTGACCGTGTTCCAAGTCACTCCCTTGTCGTCGGAGTAGATGAAAATGCCATTTGTATAGGTCAGATTGCCAGCCTGGCGCCTACTGCAGATTATGCCGAGCCGGCCGTTGCCCATGACCCCCGCGACGAAGTTGCGAGTGTCATAGTTAGGATCAGTGTAGATCAGCCGATCATTTACCCGCGTAGCCCCTTTATCATACGTGTCAAAGGCGCGGATTTCGGAGCCGTTGGTGACGGTGTGGTTGGAAGCCTTGCGATAAACGACGACCCACTTGCCGTTGCCAGCGTCAAGGATGCCGCTGTTGAAGCCATAGTGGGCATCCTCCAATTCCCCCAACAGAATACGCATGTTGGCGAGGCCGAAGGGCGAGGCATCCTGCGGCAGGAGCGGGATATCGAGATCCATGGCCGCCTTGAGATCCGCTAGCGTCACATCGCTTGGATCGGCGGTACTTCCGCTCAGGTTGGCCTTGACCGTCCCAGCCGGCATGTCGGCCAGCTTTGCGTTGGTAACGCCATTATCGGGGAGAACACCGGAGGAGGCTGCTTCCGCCCATTGTCTGGCCTCATCCGCGCTGTCTGCCGCTGCCGTGGCCGCCCCCTGCGCAGATCCTGCAGCCGCCTCGGCAGCTTCCCGATCTGCATTTACGCTCAACTCGATCTGCTGCAGCGTGACCATCGCCGCATCGATCGCCTGCCGGTCGGCGTGGATCTCCGCCGCCACCTGTTCGATGTTGTCAGGAATAGCCTTGAGCCGCGTCAGATATTCGGACACGCGCACCGCGTAGACTCTCGGGTCCGTATGCCTGACCCAGCGCAGCACGAAGTAAGGAACGTTGGTCAGTGTTGGCCCCGTCCACGGCTTGGCGAGCCTGAGCTGATTGACGGACAGCACCTCCTTGATGACCGTGACGCCGTTCTGCCCATCGTTGGCGTAGAGCGTGTCGAATGGCAGGACGGCGGTGTCCCAGAACACCATATCGCCGGTTGCGATATCGGACCCGTTGGTGAGCGTGATCGTGCCGTCAGAGTAGAAGAAATATGCAGGGTCGAGGGCCATGAAAATCCTCCCGGCCAGGAGGTTCCTGGCCGATGGTGGCGGACTTGGATTGTGAGGAAGAGTTAGCGGTTCAGGCTGATGCCGTTCTCAGCGAGGATCTTGCGGATCTTCTCAGCCGTCAGTGCCTTGCGCACTTTTGCTTTAAGGGCCACGCGCTGCGGCTCGGAGGCCTCGTCGGCTTCCGCGAGCGCAACCACCTGGCGGGCGATCTCGTCGGCCTTCACGCGCCGGATCTGCGCTTCGCGGTTGAGCATATCGGAATGGTCTCCGGCGAGATGGCGCCGAGCCTCCGCGACCTTTCTGGTGTAAATCGCCATGCGCTGCCGCACCGGCTCAAAATGCTTGTCGATGGCCTGTTCCGCAAGTGCGCGAACCTGTTCGATATCCGGCCCGATTTCAAGACGCGCCATGTCAGGCCTCCGTCGCCGTAACCTGGAGGAAGATCGAGACAGGCTGATAGGGGAACGGATCGAAGGAGACCGCGTAATCGCCGGGGATGCGCAGGACGAGTTCAAGGTCGTCGCCATCCGCCTCGATCGATTGCCCGTGTTCGGGGCCCTGAACATGAACCGTTGTCCCGGCCGGGATGCCGGAAATCACCGTCACCTTGTCGTTGCCTTCCGCCTTCTCGCTGAGCGTGTAATCAAGCCGCGGGCGGATTGTCGGAACGCCATCCGGGAAATACCACCACTCATGCGAGAACGGCGGGAGGTCGACAGCGCCTAGGTCAGTGTCCAGTCTCACCTTTTCCAAAACATCAGGTCGAGCCGGATAACCCTCCTCAAGATGCCCGATATAGCGCCCTTCAGCATCATACTGAACGATCATTGGATTGTCTCCGTTGTGATTTTAGATTTTGATCGCGAGCCAGCGCACCCGGATAGAATAGGGAGTGGCGTTCGTGATGGTGATGGACGAACTGTTCCATTCCAGCTTCCAGCCGCCCCGCAGTTGCTGCAAACGATCGCCATCGTCGTAGTCCGATGTCAGCCAATGCGGCGAACAGTAATTGCCGTCCATCTGACCGAATTCGTATGTGTGATAGTGGATGTCGCCAGTACCCGAAAAATGGTTAGCCGTCGCATGGACCCAGTACCAGCGATTGTCTGACGACAAGGGATAGGCCAGCCCCATGATGATGGACGGGGAAGTCCCATGGGAGAACGTAACCTTGCCCGGATACCAGAGTTCCACCTCTCCGCTGACGGGCCCACGGCCGCCCGGGCAAGTGACCGTGCCCTCTGTCTCGAAGCGGGCGGGAATATTGTCGGCATCGAAGAGGAGACCATCGAGATCCGCGGTTGCCGCGTCATAGCCGGCGCGGGAGACGCGGAACACAAATTCTGATCCCACCCTCCCGAGAACGATCCGTCGCGCCATGGCCCTATCCTTGGTTCTTCATGAAAGCGAACCATCGAATGGTTCGGCCTGCCGCTGGATAAGTCCCTGGGTCTTCGGGCGACTCCCCTGCCCTGGCGTAGAACCCGGATCGATCAACCTCGCTGTAGACGGTCGCGAACGTTGGGAACTCCACCAAGCGCCCGCAGAACAGGAACGGCACCACGGGAAAAGTTTGTCCGAAGCTCACTCTGGTTCGGCTGCCCCCGGCAGGGCAGACGAATGTCCCGGAAGCCAGGGCCATGAGATACTTCATGCTCATAGAAAACAAGGCGGCTGAGTCGCTGACTGTGTTGGCGTCCACGCCAGGCGGTGAGACCCATAGGCCGTATTGCGATCCTCGCTGTCCGAGAATGACCCGCCGCGTCATGGCCGCACCGTCATGAAGATGAACTTATCGCCGGGGGAGATCGGCGATTGCTTAGGGAAAGGGACGCCGACCATGACTGCCGTTTGGGAAACGACCAGAGCATAGGGCGTACCGTCCCACCAACCCAGATCGAAGTCGCCCACAAAGTATTGCCTTTCAATCTGATCGATAACCATCTCTCCGCTGCGCTTGAGCGCGAAAAGGCATGGGGGCGGAAGGGTGTAGGATGTTCCCAAACTGACCCATTGGAACAGCTGCGTGATCTCGCCAACGGAGACGGCTTTCGCATTCGCATCCCTTAAGGCTGAGAACGAGATGACGCGATTGTCGTTGATATTGCCTGTGGCGGCGTCATAGCCCTTCCTCGAAATGCGAAGGTCATAGGCCGTGCCGATCCTGCCCATCACGATGCGGCGTGTCATAGTTTAATCCCAGACCTCAATGCGGCGGTTCGGCCCGTCCAAGCGGAACCCGCCCGCTGTGGTCACGTCGCTCGACGACGCAACCGTGCCGATGTTCGCGCTGATGGCCGACAGGGCCACGACATTTATCTGGTTGGCGTTAATCGAGCCGTCCGCGATGAAATCCCCGCGCATGGTCACGCGGGCGACACCGTTGCGAGTGGAGATGCCGAACACTGCCTCCTCCCCGAACCCGCTGCCGGGGGCGCCGACGAGGAACTTGTCGACAGCAATCTTCAGCTCGCTCCGCGTTCCACCGGGGCCATTGGCCCCGACAAGCTGGAACCCGGAAAAATAGCCGCCAGCATTGATCGAGACGGAGTAAGCCCCGATCATCTGCCCCGTCACGTTGGTCACGGCGGTAAAGCGCTGCTCGACGCTCGTTTCGAAGTCGTCGAACTGCGTTTCCACCGTGGTTGTCAGATCCGCGATGGCCTGCTCGGTATCGACCCGGACCTTGGCGACTTCGGTGATGGCCGCCCTGCCCCGGTCGTCGGCCTCTTCCGCCAGGACGCGGGTTTCGCCCGTCACGTCGGCGAGTTGGTCAAGAAGGTCAAGCCCGTCGAGATCCCGAGCGAGTTCAGGGATGAAGTCGTCCGGCTGGATCTCCATCATCACGAAATCGTTCTTCAGCACGAGAGGCGGCGGGGTGATGATGACGACGCTGAAGACACCGGTCACGTTCGAGGCCGTAACCCCTGCCACGCGAAGCCGAATGGCCTGGGCGCCCGCGACAATGGCCTCAAAGGTCGTCTTGTCGCCCTCATAGGCGCGGACCCATGTCTGGCCGCCATCATAGGACACGTCGGCGATGTAGCTGATCGCGCCCTTCGCCGGCTGCCAGCCCGCTTGCAGGATGAGGTTTACGCCGCGCTGGTAGATATTCCCACCGAGGGTCGTGATCACCGGGATCGACGGCGAGAAGATATCAGGGGTGGACGGCAGCGGCGGAACACCGTCCTCGCTGATGTCATAGACGGCGGGGTCATCGATTACGCCCGTGAGCGTGATGTGCTCGCCGTCCGTGTCGGGGGTGCCCTCAGTGATGAGCGCACGGAAGGTCCGCGGCTGGCCGGGGGAGAAGGCGGCGGTCGGACGGTCCATGAGATCGGAGCGCGCGACCGCATCGGCGAGGGTCATGCCCTGCCGCGTCGTCTCAGTGGCGAGATCCGTAGCGTTCACGATGGCGATGCGGGCAGAGGCGCCGCGTGTGACGCGCACAGGCCCCCACGGCTGACCGTCCCGGCGCCGGACTTCCACATAATGGTTGCCGGAGGCATTCCATTCCAGATCGTGGTCGAAGGTCAGCGCGCGGGTGGCGTCGTTGTAGGTGACAACCTCTGCCGACTGCCCCCAGGTTTCCGGCTCCTCGCAGGACAGGACGACAAGATCGCCGCGCTTGAGCAGGCGCCCCTCGGCCCGCGCCGTCCACGACACGGTGATGCGGCGAAGCGCGTTCTCAGCCGCCATGAAGCGGACGAGCCCTGCCGCCTGGGATCGCTTCTGGACGCCCAGCAACTGCACACGAGCGGGTTTGGCGAGGGTCGTTCCTTCGGGGGCGGACGAAACCTCCGCCAGCCGGAACGTGGTCTCGTCGAGATACTCACCCACGATGCCGTCAGCGATATCGTCATCCGCCAGGGTGTAATCGATGGTCAGGCTGTCCCGAACGATGTCGTAATCCGTGAACATCATGCGGGGGATGCCGCGCGGCTCGTCGCGGACGATGGTCAGGCGGTCGCCCACCGGGGCCGGCATGGCGCGTCCCGCCTTGAGGATCGTCTCGAGCGCATCGTCGAGCGTCTGCGGCTCCTTGAACACATGGTCGAAGGTATGCCCAAGGGTCGCCCATAGCTGGTCGTAGGCGTAGAAACTCTGGAAATCGATCTGATTGAGCGGGAGCCCTGCCCCGTAATCGGCATTGCGCCACATATCGAGGGCCGCCCAGGCGATCGAACGGGAGGGACGCTCCACAAAGGCCGTGCCGTTCCAGACCGGAACGATGCGCGTGGCGATGACGCCGAGCTGCCCGTTGGTGATGCCCTGGAGGGCTTCGCTCGCCTTGGCCCGCACGGCAATGGTGGTCACACGCGGGAAGCGGTTCGGCCCGTCGATCTGGGCGCGCAGAGCCGACCAGATGATATCGTCGGCTCCCGACAAGCGCGGATCCGGCGGCATGTCCTTGATGGGCGTGTTCGTCCGCCGCGCCCGGACCTCATAGCGGCCGTTGGGCACGTCGATCCGCTCGGTGACACGGATCTGCGAATCCTTGGTGTAGGTGTAGTCTCGGGTCCAGATCGTCGTCCAGGCGCTGGTCGGAGCCCCGGCATCGTTGATCGAGCGCGTCTGCACCTCGACGCCCACGGTATGAGCCCTGAGTTCCCCCTTCCACCTCCAGAAGCAGCCGGACGGGAAGACAAAATCCATCAGGAGCGTCATCGCTTCGGTGCCCGCCGCATTGGCGCTGAAGCCGGACGTGAACGAGGTGGACAGCTCAAGCCCTGAGACCTCGCTGGCCGTGACCACGTTGACGGGGAAGAGCGTCACCTTCTCGCCGGGGTCGCAGATCTGGATTTTGATGCCCGGGAAGGAGGGATTATAGCCGCCGCTCTTCGTCCAGATGCGGGTATCCGAGATGCGCAGTTCCTCGATGTCCGCCTTTCCGGCCGTCACGCACAGCAGGGCGTATTCCGTCATGCTGTCGCCGTCGTACTCGCTGTACTTGGGCGCGGCGAAGTCGGGGAAGCTGAGCGTGCGGCCGTAGAGAACCGGGATCGGCTGGAGCGGGCGGGCCTGGTTGCCGCCGAAGCCGAAGGAATAGAGCTCGTCCTTGGCGTCCGTCTGGCCGCCTGCCTTGGGCTGCAGGAAATGGCTGATCGCCATCGCACCGCCCGCGATGAGCAGGCTGGAGCCGACGCTTGCCGCGGTGCCGGTGAGGCCGATCGCGCCCATGGCCCACGGAGCGAGCGCGGTGAGCGCCACCATGGCGATGATGGCGCCGATGCTCTTGCCGGAATAGCCGCTGTTGCTTCCGCCGAGCGGACGAGAAAGGAACTCGACGTTGTCGTTGGCCGCGAGCCGGTGCGTGGCCCATTCGGTGCGGGAGTAGTAGACGCCATTGACCTTGCAGACGGTCGGCAAATCGAACCGCCAGCCGGTCTCGGCGAGAACCTGCTCGATCGTCGGCTTGCACTTGCGGGTCTTGTGCTCGGCAATGGGGAGCACGAGGCCGCTCTCAGGCAGGCGAACGTCGTCGCGCTCCGGGTCGAAGACCAGGAGGTTATGCTTTACAGCAAGGGCCATGTTTATGCTTTGCGACGGAAGAACCGAAGGAAATTGAAACCTGATGCCCGGAGAGCCGGGATATCGTCCACCACGACACCGGCATGGCGGTCGATGTGGAGCACGGCGCCGGTCGTGGTGAGTTTGACATAGGTGCCGAGGTGGAAATCACGCTTGGCGACATTGCCCATCAGCACGAGGTCAAGATCGCGCACATCGGCCTCTTCCACCTCCTCCCACGCCTGACGCTCGGGGTGGGAGAGCATGGCCTCGGCCTGGGCCCGGGTCGTGGGCTCGGCAAAGGTCACATCCGGCATGTCGACGCCTGCTAGCTCCATCTGAATGTAGCGGGCGAGGCCGTAGCAATCGAACTCGTCGGGGCCCCGTGCGCCGATCTTGTAGGGCTTGCCGACAAGGCTTTCGAGAAAATCGAGACGCTCCATCACGACACCGCCAAGAGGCTCGGGAACCGAACCATATCATAGACCTCGCGCATCACCCGCATGTTCTGCGGGCGGGCGATGGACAACTGCCCCTCAAGCTGCCGCGCCGTGCGCTTCACGTTCCGGAGGATCAGCCGGTAAGGCCCCTGCCCGACCGTGTTCGGATCGGACGAAAGATAGCCGCGGAAGATGGCCTGGATGGGCGTGTTCAGCTTCACGGCTTCCCCAAGGTAGCGGGAGGCCTCCCGGTTCACGTTGTCGATCCGGATGGTGGCCTCCGCTCCCAGCGCGCCGATGCGGGGATAGTCGATCTCGAACGGAATAGCCTTGAAGAGAACCGTCTGACCGCTACCGACCGGAGCGCCGGCCTCCAGCTTGAAATTCATGTCGACCGTATTGCGGACGGCCCGAATGGGGGCAGGAGCACCGTTCTCGACAAAGACAGGATGGATCAGCTCAATCGTAATGAGCATGACCTCATCCTTGGGCGTGGAGGCGGCGGCCTCGGCCCAGGCTTGCGTTGCGGAAATCGGCATTTAGAGCCCCTGAACCTTCAGAACCATGGTCACGAGCGTGCGGCCGCCGCCCATATCGCTTTCGCTGATGCCTGCCATGGCATCGTCAATCTGCACGGTGTGCTCGACGTACGCCTGTGTCGGGGCCTTCCAGACAGGCATGGTGAATTCTGCCGTTCCGGCCCCGAGCTCGTTCATAACAAAGGAGCGGAAGACGCCGAGCTGCTCAGCCGTGAAATCCCTCGTCCAGTTCATTGTCGTGATGCTGACCGTGAACTGCCGGCGCATCCGGATTTTGCCCGATTGCATCTCGGACTTGACCGGAGCGGAGCCGAACTGCGGGATCTGGTAACCGTCCCGCAGGGATTCATAGGGGAGACCCGTAGGCCACGTCGGCATCAGCGGCCTCCCATTCTATTGCGCTGGAGATGCTTCAGGGCGGCCCCGGTTTTCTGCCCTCCTAGAAGGGCATTCGCGACTGCATCATCGACTTGCGCGAGGAAGGTCGGGCCTTGGGGGCCGTCTGGCCCGCGCGACACTTTCACACCTGGCCCTTCCTGGATCGTCACATGGAAGTTGCTGTTGTTGTTCGCCGGGGCAGGCATCCCCTGCATGGTGACGGGGATCGAGCGCCCATCTGGCAGCGGCACGTAGGCCTCCGGCATGCGTCCTTCACCATAGAGAGCCAGTTGAGGAGAATTGGCGATCCCACCCTTGGCGTATGTGTTCAGTGGCAATGAACCATGCTCGGTCATGATGCCGCCATTGGCGAATGGCCATGCTGATTTCAAGCCGCCAAACAGCGCTCCGAATAATCCGCCGGGTGCCCCGTTCTGCCCTTGAAGACCAAGGATTCCGGCAAGTGGCCCCTGCCCCATCAACGCAGCCTGAAGAGCCGCATTGGCGATACTCTTGGCGATGTTGTTGAACACATCCTCAACGCTCTTGCCCTCAATCAGGAGGTCCGACAGGGCGTCGGTGGCGATATCACCGAAGTACTGCTGCGCCTGATTAAGGGCTTCCTGCCGTTCCCGGATGGCCTCCAACTGCGCGACAGCAGCACGGCGGCCTTCGACCTCGGCATCGATCGCTCGCTGCATGTCGGCAGAGATATCCAGTCCACGCTTCTTTGCAGCCGTCTCAAGTTCAATGCGCAGGCGAGCGGCCTCAAGCTCGCCTCCATATGTGCCAAAGAGACGGATTTCCTCTTGGATCTGCCGTGTGCGGCCTTGGGCGGTAATGATTGATCTTTCGAACGCATCCTCTGAGGCTGCACCACGACGTGCATTCGCTTCGGCCTCACGGCGCTTCTTCTCAGCTGCTTGCAGATCTTCGTCTCTCTTAATTCGATCTAGAGCTTCTCGACGCTCCTTTTCAGCCGCCTGCCTACCCACTTCTGTATCCGCAGCCGACAACATTTCTTGGTAGTACTTCTCGACCTGCTCCCGATCGCTGAGACGGATTGGGGCAATGTTGCGAAGGTTTCGCATTGCCTCATCAAATTTTGCGATCTGCTTTGCATTGTCCGAAGCTGCATTGCCTATAGCATCAATTGCACTTCGCGCTTGATCGAGCGCACCCTGAAGCCTGAGGCTGCCGTCAGTGGCGTTGATCAACTCCTGAGCCAGTTTCTCTACTTTATTATTCCCGGCCTCGGCGGCCGCGCGGCCAATGGCCTCTACTGCCTCCTGGAATGCCCTGAAATTTGCCTCTCCTCGCGATGCCTCCTCTTGGAGCCGGGTTATGACATCTGCGAACGCTTGATATTCCTGGCGCACTTGAAGATCAGCGCCACCAAAACCAACACCAGATGCAGGATCTGTAAATGCTGGCACCGACGTGCTGACGGATCGTTCAAGCTCACGCGCGAGCTTCTGGAGCTCGGCGTTCAGGGTGGCGATCTGGCCCTTCAACTGGAATTCGAGGACTCGCCCACTTTTCTGCGCATACTCCTCCACGCCCTTTGCCGCCTCTCCATAAGCGTCCTTAACGCTTTTGATGAGATCCGCATGGCGTTTGAGTTTGTCGTCAAGGCTTTCGGCTTCCTTGCCAGCATTCATAAAGTACTGAATGGCCATGCCACCGAGGGTAATAACGCCGATGGTCGCCAAGTTGACGGGGCTGATCAGAGACATGAATGCCCCACCTAGCGCAGTTACTGCCCCACGAGCACCGCCCGGTGCATCCCCGAGGACCTGCGCAATCTGAGTGCCCTGTTGAACTGCAATCGTCAGCGGATTAGTTCCCGACTGCAACTGCACGGCAATGTCATTGAATTGCGCCGCTAAGTTGCCGGTCTGACTGACTAGGTTATTGTTAGCAGCCCCCAAGGTGCCGTAGCGGGCACGAACACGATCCATGGCGGCTGCGTACTCGTTGGCACTGATAGCTGATTGCTGAAACGCTCTGTCTATAATCGCTTGATCCCTCGCCATCTCGCGCTGAGCACGAAAGACGGGGTCGTTCTTAGCCATCACACGCTCAAAAGCGTTGGCGACGGATAGCTGCCGCTTGGCGCTGCTGTCCGTGACCTTTGCCGCCTCTTCGCTAGCCTGAGCGACTCGACCATGGGCGTCGGATACTTTATTCAGATCAGACGTAACCTTGTCCAAGCCTTCGGATACGCCTCGGACTGTTACCGTATCGATTGTATTTTGGGCGGCCATGGGTCTAACTCATGTGCTGCAGGGGGACTATGATGCGCCGGCTATGCGTAATTTTATTTTGTTCTTTATGCGTGACACAAGTCCAAGCCGAAGCACCGCCACAGAAATTCGGCAGGTGGACAGTAATAACAAGCAAAGATAAAGTTGATGATACTATTGAAGTAATTGCCATCAACGTCATCTCGACTAGCAAACGTGGTGATCCTGGATCACTGGCTATTGGTTGCAAAAAGAATAAAACCCACTTCCTAGTGCAGAGCAGCGGCTATTGGGGCAGGGGTAACTTAACTGTTATCTACCGCCTAAACAGCGACAATGCTGTTAGACTAGTATGGGAGAGCAGTGCTGATGGCGCCTCTGCATTCTACCCATCCGCCACGGTTCCATTTATCAAATCGTTGCCGGATACTGGGAGGCTGTTTTTTCGCGTCCACGATTTCCGCGGGATTCCCTACGAGGCCGAGTTTCCCCTTGAAGGTGTAGAAGAAGTCAAGAAACGCATCGGTGCTGCATGTTCTTGGAAAGAATGAATACTGCGTGGAAGCCAGTCAGCGGAACGCGTCACCTGTCACTAACTACCGAGAGGAAACAATGTCCTTCACCCAAGATCACGGTCGTATCACTGCCCTTGAGTGGTTCGTTGAGAAGCTAGTCGTAGAGCATTGTATGAAGCAGGCGAACCCGGCTGTCGCCGTTGCCGAACTCAAGGCGCAAGCCGAAAGCCATGGCCAGTTGCTGATCGAGATGACAGCTCAGCGTGATGATGACTCTTTGTCAGTGGCCGTAGACATCGCCTCAAGTCTTGGCACGCTCGCAGACGAGTTTGAGAATGCAGTCCGCATCGCAGTCGAGGAAGGTGGCTAAAACGCGGTAAGCGCCCTTACCACGCATATCAAGCCTTTGGCCTCCGCTTCGCCATCTCGGTCATGTACGTGCCGTCCATGTCTCGTATGAGGAAGAAGAACCGCTCGAACTCGTCAGGATCGGTGATCCCGTAGCGAGAGGCGTAGCGGTCAACGGCGGTGAAGGGGATGGGGCCGGCCGCTCCGAAGCCGAGCGGCCGGTCATGGTTGAGATCCCAGAACGCCCGCCAGACGAAGAGAAGGTGAGGCGCGACCTCGGGCCGGTCGGCAACCGATTGCGCCAGGTCCTCGCCCCGCTCGGCGGCCACTTCCTGAAGCCACTCGGATATACCGCTTTGCCCCCAGGACAACCGCCACAGCAGGGCGTCTGTTAGTTTTTTGCGTCGTCCTCAATGCCGAGAGCGCCCTCGTCGGCTACGATGCTGGCAGCCCAAGCCACAGCATCACGGAACCGGCGCCACTTCGGGCTGATCAGGAGTTCCTTCGCCTGTTCCTTGGAGTACGGCGCGGGCTTCCCGTTGATCATGATACCGTCCCAATCGAGCAAGACCGTCTCGAGGAGACAGGTTGCGGTGATCCGGTCGAGCTCCTCCGGATCGATCTTGCCGCCCTGCTTCTTGGCGCGCGGCAGCGCATCGATCAGGCGGGCTTGCAGCTTGCGATAGTCGGCATTCCCGACACCCCGCACCTTCAGACGCAGATCGCCCATCTCGGGGATGTGATCGACCCAGGCGCCCTGTTCGAACCGGTTCGCATCGATCGCGATGTCGTTCAACTCCAAGTTAGGTCTCCTCTAGTTTGCAATGTGGACTCGACTCCCTCATCGAGAAAGGCCAATCTGCTCGTTCCTGGAAAAGGGGGAAATCATGGCTGACGATGACAAGAAGCCAAAAGAACCGCCGCGAGAGCCACCGAAGGAGCCGCCTCCGGACTGGACTGGCGTTAAGGGCGATGTTCCACGCCCAGTGAAGAAGTGATCGCTACCGCTATGGATTAAGCAGCCCATAGGTGATCAAAGAGAAAAGCAGGGTGGCAATCAGGGCCAGCGGCCCGAGTTGCCGCCCCCTTTTAAGATAACCGGCCGTCTTTTCATTAAGAACCCGGTTGCCTTCGATACCGGCCTTTGCCGCCTTAAAGTACGCATCGATGATATGGCGGTCTTCTATGCCGTCCTCGAAGGCCCACTGCCAAAACTCAGGGCCGCGACCGATTAAACCGAGGCGTGCCGTCTCCATCGCTTTGAAGCAGTACCATGCTCCGCCGAGGAAACAGATCGTAGCAGCAACCAACCCCCAGGCGAGTTCAATCCTGATCGGAGACAAGCCAAATAGGCTGCTTGCTGCTCCAGTCGCAGTGGCAAGCCCTAAAGTAACGTATAGCCGAAGCAGACCCATCGCCTGTTGATCAGTGAACGTGATCAGGTCGGTTAAGGCTTTATAACGGGCGCGAATATCGTCCAGCGCCAGCTTCAATTTATCGAACTCTGACATCGTCAACCTCAACATCAACAGAGTATGCCTTAACCTATTCGTCTCTAGAAGCATCCTTCTTTGCCGTGGCCTTGGGCCCGGTCTTGCTGGTGTCCTTGGCGAGACCCTTCTCAACCAGGGTGTCGGCATAGGCCTCCGATACTTCGACCACCTCGCCCTTGGTGAATGTGACCTTCTTGGAGGCCGGGTAGCCGTCGAAATTATCCAAGATCTCTACTGTCCTCATGCCACTGCCCTCGTGATTTGGATGCTGCACTGAGTAGCCGGGTCGTAAACGGCGCGGATCGGCATGCTGACGATCACGTCGTCGCTCTGACCGCCGGTCCGCACCTCGCCATTGCCGAAGATGACCTTCGGCAGCAGGAAGGTGTATTTCGACCCGGAGGCGAGACCGAGCGTGAAGGAGATCGAGCCGGATCCGTGGTCGAGCACCTTCTGGTACAGGTCGTTCGACTGGAAATAGGTCTCGATGGTGCCCGTCACGTCGCACATGCCCTCGCCGAGCTCGTCGGAGTAGACATTGCCGACCAGCGGCCGGTTGCGCAGGTTGTTGGCGATCTGCAGGTTCAGCGTGCGGGTCGGTGGATTCGCACCCAGTCCGGTCACCGTCAGATCCGCCACACTAGCCGACGAAGACATCACCGGAGTGGCAGCCGGGGCCGCATAGGTCGCGCCGGTGACCGGCGCATCGTCCAGTTCCTCGCGAATCCCCATCAGGTCCATCGAACCGGTCACGATCTGACGGGAGGCGATGTCGAAGCTGATGCTGTTGACCATCACACCCGTAAAGCGGCGGTAGTTCTCGGCGCCGCCGACGGTCAGGGTCTCCTCGACGGTGAGGCTCTTGCGGGTCGTGCCGTTCTTGAGCACGTCCGTGGCCCAATCGTTGAACAGGGCTGCTGCCAGGATGTCGTCAAAGCTGCCGTAGGAGAACTCGAACGGGTAAGAGCCTGTCACATCCATGCCGGTCAGGATTTCGTCGCGGATGTTGCGATCCGCCTGAACCTCCTGAGAGGTGGCCGTCGATTTGTTCGTTCGCAGGCCGCCGCCCGTAGTACGCAGCGTCTTGAACGACGGGGTTGCGGGCGTTTGCCCATAAATGGTCTCCGCGACATAAGCGACGCGGCGGCTGGCGCCAGTAGCGTAGGCCATGGGGTAGGTCTCCTGCAGTGAAGGGATGGTCAGCCGATACGGTCGAACTGATAGGGAACGGCGACCGAAAGTTGGAAGTAGTTGCCGATATCGTTGCTGTCATCGATGGCCGGCGGGGAAGGCGCGAAGGTCTCAACACCATCGAAGTGCTTGCCGCGGAACAGGGTACGCAGCTCGTCGGCCCATTGCAGGCCCTGCGCCACGCCACCACCGCGCTCGGCATGGATGACGAGCCGGAATACGCCCTCCTCGCGCCAGATATTGGCGCCGGGCGAACCGACCGAAATCTGTTCTTCGTTGGCGATAGGATACTGCACCACGATAAACGGTGAGCCGTCGGCTGGGGCGCTCTCGTTCAGGTTCACCCCGACAAGCGGTACCTTGTTCCAGTTGGCCGCAAGGCGGGCGGCTACAGCGTTCACGACGGCTTCACTGGCCATTTCACACCTGAATCACGATAGCGGGCGTGCGGAGCGACTGCTCCATCTTCTGAGCCGTCCGATCCGCGCCGGACGCCCTAAAGCGCCCTCGCCTGTCGCGCCCGGCGGCGGATCCCACCGGCTGATAGGTCATGATGCCGCCCTCGCTTAGGGCACGATAGGAGAACCGGATGGACGCCAAGTTGCCGAAGCGCTTTTTGGCGAGGGTCGCCACGGCCTGAAACACGCCATCGGGGGCCTGATCCGACAGGCCACGCTCAATCTTGCGAGCATAGGGTTGGGTGTTCAGGAACACGTACTCATTGGCCGGGGGGACGTTGCCGCCCGGCTCCACCTCGACGCCGTCGGCGAAGAAGACGAAGGAGCGCTGATAATCACCGGACTTGACCGGGGCATGAATCACGAGTTGCTCACCAATCCAGGCAAAGAGATCGTCCAACAGTTCGAAATCGAAGACGATCACGCCATCCGGCTTGACCGACTCCAGAGGAGCGCCCTGCCGCCGGTCCACGAAGGTCTCATGCAGCGGGGTGCGACCGAGCGCCTGTCGGTTGATCTCCTGTGCCTCGGCGAGCCGCTCCCGCGCATGCGCCGCCAGCCGCCTGCTCTGCGCCTCAGGCGAGAGGGTCCGCTGCATGATCAACTCGATTTTCCGGTTGATCGGGGTAACCTTCGTGAGAACGGCCATCAGCCCTTCACCTGAAGCTCTATGCGGACCAGGACATCGTTCATCGTCACCGGGACGGCAGCCACGATGGAGCGCACGCGCCCGTCGATGGTGATCCAATCGCCTTCGGCCAGCATGCCCCCGGGCCAGTTCCTCAGACCGGATGGAGACAGGATGACCTTGCTGTCCTTCTGCGTGATGCCGCCGACGAGCTCCTCCGGGTCGTAGCCCCGGACATGAGCCTTCACGGAAGCCGTTGCCACCGGTGCCGATGTCGTGCCGCGGCGGAGAGCAACGGTCTGCCCGTATTTGGTGATGGCGCGATCCAACTTTGCGATGGCCTGCTGAGGGGTCATTCAGAGATACCGCCGGTAAGGCTGCAGAAAGCTCTCAGCCGTGGGATCCGGAAGGCGGCTACCCACCCCTGCCACCCAATAGTCTGTTCGCCCGATACCATCGACAGTCTCGCTCTTGGCGAGAGGATCGCGCTGCTGAGCGGACCACATGGCGCCGATCAGGAGCAGAACGGCGTGCTCGATCGTTGCCGGCAGATTTGCCCCTTCTTGTCCTGGCAGAATCCACCCGGCCGAATAAGTGATCTCGACTAGACCGCCCCAGAAAGTGATCACGTCGCCGGTCAGGCGCGCGAGCACGTTGCGCTCAGGATCAAGATAGTAGCCATCCGCAGGAACGACTTCACCAGACTCACGCACTTCCGTAACGGTTGCGGGCGAACGCTCGAGCAGAATGTTTGAGCAAGGCCGACAGATGAGGTTGGTCTGCTTCACGAGTTCGTGGCCGAAGGTGCGGCCGCAAAAGTCCACCGCCATCCGGCTCGCAGTGTCGATCAGTCCCTCAATCACAGCGTCAGAGGCCTCACCGTCCGTGATGCCATAGCGGGCACGGACAGTCGGGGCCGTCGTCAGTCGTGTGGCCATGGCTGGCGTCAGGACGATGAGCATAGTTTAGCCTTTGCGGGATTTCTTGGCAGGCGCTGCCTCTGCCTTGTTGGCACGGGCTTCCTCCGCCTTGTTCTGTGGCGCAGGCTCGCTCTTCGCCTCGCCGACCTTCTCAAGCACACCGAGAGAGACGAGGTGCTTGGCCTCGGCTTCGGTCATTTCGCGGGTATCGCCCTCGAAATACTGCTTGTCGCCGTCCATCTGACGGAGAACCTTGAAGGTGAACTTTTCGGCCATGATGATCTCCTTTCGGCTCATAGAGAGGGCAGCCGGAGCCGCCCTCCTTGATGAACCGACCGGTTAGGCCACGCGCCCGAAGTCGCCATAGATGAAGGCTTCGGGCCGATAGACCGCCAGAGCAAGTCGCTCTTCCGCCAGGATGGTGACGAGGTTCTTCGTGAAGTCGTCGTTCTCGTAGCCCGCCTCGACACGAGCATCCCAGCGATCGAAGACCTGAGCGCCGAGCTTGAACGCCCCCGTCAGGAACTTGTCGACCGCGATTGCCTGCGTCTGAACCACCGGCAGGCCCCAGAGAGTCGGAGCAATCGAGCCCTGCGGGTTGCCGATGATGTAGCGGCCGGTCGTATCCTTGAGGGTCTCGATCCATGCCCAATCGCTTGGGTGCATGACGTGGCCGGTCGCCGGATACTCGGCGAGAGCCGCCTGCAACATCGCGAGACGCATCGCATCGATGCTGGTCGGGCTGTCCAGTGTGATCGGAGCCGCATAGGCGGTGGCCTGCGGGATGATGCCGAGCAGGTTCTGGCCCGTGCCGTCGCCGTTCAGGAGCTGCGCCTCTTCCTTGTAGGCGAGGCCGTAGAGCAGACGTTGGTCGATGATCGAGCGAAGCTGCGCGATATCGCTCAGGACCTGGCGCGAAGCCTTCATCCAGTGCGCAATGACCTTGGCGCTGGTCGTCTCCAGATCGAGCTTGATGTCGGACGAGGGCTTGGCTGCACCTTCGGCCACCGGAGCGGCGTTGTTGGTGAAGCCCGTTTCCCGCACGTACTCAAGCGAGCTGCCGTCCATGCGGCCGGGAGAGATCAGGTCTCGCACAGTCAGGCGCCGCTGGGGGAGTTCCAGAATACCCGGCAAACGGGTCGTCCGAATGGCCGCGCCCACGGAACCGGCAGCGTCCGTCGTCGCAGATGTCAGGGTTGCCTTGATCTGCATGCTGCCCGCCTTCGCAGACTTCGAGAACCCGGCGTCCTGGAAGGCCTTGAAGCCCTCGCTCTCGACGAACTGCTCGCCGATGGACTTCTGCCCGTCGTCCTTGCCATCGCCGCCGCCGCGAGCGAGCTTCTGCTCGATCTGATCGACCTGCTCTTTCAGGCCGTTCATCTTGATCAGCGCTTCGTCCGCCTTCTCCTTGAGGGAGTTGGTCAGAGACTCGCCGCTCTTCGCCTTGCCGAGAGCCTCATCGGCAATGGCTTTGACGGCATCGAACGACTTCTGGAACTCGGCCTTCACTTCGGTCGCGAGCTGCTCGGCTGTCTTGGTGCCACCGTCGTTCGGAGCCTCGAAGAAGATGCGTGGGCCGATGGAGCAGGATACGAGGCGCGCGATGCCAGCGCTAGCGCTGGCCGCGACGAGGGTGCCCAGGCTGTAGAGCTCACCCGGGCCAACGGGGCCGACAGCGGCTTGGGCGTCCCCGGAGGAGAGGAAGAACACCGACGCCACAAGCGCGAGCGTCAGCATCCCGAAAATGGTTCGGAAAGACTTCATGAGATTGCCCTTTCGAGGCTATGGAGGTGGATGGATCAGCCGGCCCGAAGCGATTCCAGGAACCGAACTGCGTCATTCGCCTTCGCCTCGGGCTCCCCCCGAAGATGCGGCGCCGCCTTGCTCGCGATTGCGGCAGCAAGGCTCTTTGAGAAGCCGCCTGCATCCCGCAGGAACTCCTCGAACTCGCGGACGGTCGGCATGTTGCCGGCCTCCAGAATGGATTTGATGCTCGTCACGCGCGCCTGGATCAGCATCGGCATGGTGACAAGAGAAATCTCGCGAAGATCGATCTTCTTGAGGCGGCGAGCACGACGCTTGTCGTCGAATTCAGCCCCACCGGGCGGCAGACGATATCCGATCGATAGGCCGCCCATCGTCTTGCGCTTCAGTTTGCCGTATGCACGGCGGGCCAACGGATCATCCTCGATATCAAGATAGCCTTTGACATACAGGCCCTTGGTATCCTCGGCGATATCCGTCCACCCACCGATAGGCTCGCGTTGATCATGCTGCCAGAGCATCGGGATCATGCGGCCTTCCTTCTTTGCCTGCACCAGCCCTTCAATGAAAGCACCGGGCTCCACGATGTCGCCGCCCTGGTCCATGGCGCCGAAGATCGAGGCATAGCCCTCAAACTCACCGGTTTCCTTGAGATCCTTCGTCTCGAAGGTGAAATCAAGCGTCTGCATTGGTGTTCCTCGCAGGTGCAGGGAGCGCGGCTTGGCCGGCCTGCGTGATCGGCACGTTCTGGCTCTGCATCCGGGGCACATTCCCGCCCTCGACGGGCGGCATGTTCTCCAGTGCGCGGACCTCGTTGATGGTCATCCAGCCGTTGGTGAGGGCCGATTGATAGAAGGACGCTCGCGCCTTGCTGTCGCCGCGCAGGAGGCCCTCAAGGTTGAATTCGATGGTAATGCCTGCCGAGCGGTCCGCGGGCGTCAGGAGCTGCTTCTCGAGCGCCTGCTCGATCCTCTTCAGCCGACGGCGCAAGGTGAACTTCTGGAAGCCGAGGGTCTGTTGCTCAAGGCCCGTTCCCCAACTCGTGGTCTTCTCGGTATGGCCGACCATATGCGGCGGCACACCAAAGAAGCGGCAGATTTCCTCGACCGAGAAGGCGCGACTTTGCAGCATCTGAGCGTCTTCGGGATTGATCGTCAGTTGGCTCCACGTCATGCCGCCTTCGGCGATGAAGGGGCGCCCTGCATTGATGGTGCCGAGGAATTTCTCGGCCAACCTTGCATCCAACTCTTCGCGCTGCTTAGGCGTGAGAAAGTCCTTAAGGGAGAGAACCCCAGACGGACGCATGCCATTCTGGAACGTCTTCCCGGCCGCCCGATCGATGGCCGTGGCCAGCCCGAACGCATGACGCCCGAAGGTGAGCGTCGACATCCCACCAAGAGGATTTCCGCCGAATCCGCGGATATGCAGGACATCCTTGTCCGTGAGAACATAGGACTTGCGGTCCTGGCTCCAGCGGTACTCGATATCTCCGTTCTCAAGCCGCCGTACGTTGACGATATCGGGCTGGATCGGCTCCAGTGCGATGATGCGGCCATTCTCGCGGACCTTGCGGGAGTAGGCGTTGCCCCAGAGCTCGACCGATGCCGCCTTGAACTCCCAGTAATCGACCGCCGTCTGGTCGTAGTTCGGGCTGTCGTGCAGAATCCGGTAGAGCGGATGATCATCTGCCACCTCGCGGGCGCCATCCTCCTTGGTGCGGTAGACCATGAGCGGCAGGGACGCGATGGTCCCCGCCAGGAGATTCACGCAGGCCCAAGCAGCCGACAGCCCGAGCACGCTCGATGCCGTGACACCCTCTCCCGCATGACTCTCGCTCCCCGGGTCGCGCCAGCCCGCAGGATCAGTCAGCGACAAGCGCTGGACGAAGAACGCTGCCATCTTTTGAAGCAGTTTCACGCCGGCGCTCCTAGGCTCGCGATGAAGTCGTTCAATGTCCCGCCCTTCGTCGTCAGTTCAGCGTCCGCCGATCCCGTCGCCATCGCGATCGTCACCAGCCCGTCAATGCGTCCACGTGAACGCTTCTTGTCGAAGGCCCGGTTCTTCTGCCCGTCGCTGATCAAGGCCGCATTCGCCGCGCACGAGTACGTCACCGGGGAAGCATCGATGGTGATGCCGCCGGTCAGGATCCGGTCCTCAAGTCGTTCGATGGAACGCGGCATGCAGAGCTGCTTGTCCTCGAACATGACGCGGGTGCCCTGGGCATGACTCACGAGCTTGAGTCCCTGCCCTTCCGGCTTGTCGGGCCCTTCGTATTTCCAGACGTCGAGCCCAACGTCGTCGCAGGCCTTCATGAAGTCCGCCATGCCGGCAGGATCGAACGCGAGGAACTGCACGTCATGTTCGGCTACGATCTCGGCGACCCGCTGCGCCACGTAGGTCTTGTCGATGACGGCGCCGGGGACGGCGGTCAGATGCCCTTGCTCAACCCACTGTTCATACGGCGCCTGGTCGGCACGCGCGCGGTCAGCCAGCCCCTGTTGCGTGGTCCAGTACCAAGTCTTAGCCGCAAGATGGCCATTCTCATCGATCCAGACGGCCGTCAGAGCCGTAAGATCGTTCTTCTGCGACAGGTCCAGCGAGAGCCAGCACTTGCAGCCCTTCAGCGTGTCCGGAACAACCGTACCTTGAACAGCGGACCAGGCCTCTTCCGCGATCCAGAAGTCGATGGCGCCGATCGGGATCCCGAAATACAGGCGCTTGACCGACAAGGCCGTCGAAAGCAGCTGGCGGGCCGTGTTGACCTCGCCGCGGATGTTCTCGATCGGGAACGTCACTCCGAGCGCCGGCAGAGCCTTTGGCCAGGCCGCCTCGTTGTCGAAGATGTTCTCCCGATCCGCCTTGTCGACGCGAGCGATGAACGCGAAGGCCTCATCGTCCCTGATCTCGCCCCTGGCGACCTTCTGATAGAACTCCGAATACTCCGTCCCGACGATCTGAGTCGACGCCGGGGTATTGGTGCCCAGCAGCATGATCGCGTCCCCCGGCATCTTCGCGATCGCGCGGCGCCAGGTCTCGATCGATATGCCGTGCTTGAACTCGTGGATCTCGTCCGCCAGAACCGCCGTCGGGCGCGGGCCCGAGATGGCCTCACCGTTGGCGAGCGACTGAAACTTGCTGTTCGTCTCCGGGTGCTCGATCTTCCAGGCGTTGTCTCCTTCGCCGCGGATGACGACCTCGCCCCGCTCCTCGAGCGTATCGGTCTCGTCGCCGCCTGGGATCGGAGCCCGGCACATGGCGACCGCGTCCTTGAAGAGCACGTTCGCCGTGGCCCGGTCCTGGCCGATCGAATAGATCTCCGAACGCGGAATGCCGTAATAGCCCATCAGGTAGATCCCGATCGCGGCCATCAGTGGCGATTTAGCCTGTCCCTTGCCCGTCTCCAGCCAGCCGGCACGGAAACGCATCCGTCCACTGTCCTTGCGCCAACCGAACAGCGAGCCGATGACGAAGGTGTGCCACGGCAGCGGATGAAACGGCTCCCCGGCCTTCGCGCCGGCAGTCACCGACAGCACTGCCGGGAAGAACCCAAGCGCGTGGGCTGCCTTCTCAGGCGACCAGTGGAGCCCGCGGGCCGAGCCGTCCCTCAGATCCTTCAGATGCCGCTCGGCGGCGTGTCGTACGATCTCCCCTGCAATGATCCGGCCATCGACCACATCGACCGCCCACGCGGTCGTCGGGTCATTTGGATACCGGCTTGAGGTAGGCGTCTGCTGCCCTTTGGGCTTTCTTGCCACGCTGCACCTTCGCCGCCTTGCCACGTCGAACAGGTGGAATGCCGAGTTCCACTTCCAGGACCCGGATCTCCTCGCCCGCCTGGCGCATAATGCCCCAGTACGGATTCACCTGCGGGACCTTGGTCCGCTTCGCCTTCATGATCGTGCCGTGCTCGGCGACTTCCCGGGCTGCCCGAATGAACTGCACCCGGTATATCACCAGACGCTCGATCATGTGGCCGTTTTCGATCGCGAGCGTCTGCATCTCCTGCAGGCTGCGGATCACAAGCCCCCACTCGTCATGAGCGAGGGCGATATCAAGTTCATCTGAGAAGAGCTGCGACCAATCCGGTTCGGCCGGAACACCATCGCCGCCTGTTAATATCTGCAACGTCACGCTAGCTTTGTCGGTAATTGAGAGGAACAGCCATGGAAAATGACGAGATCCGAAAACTCCCTGCAGACTGGTACCAGCACGAGATTAGAGAGGGGGTTCGTCTCGACCTGCCCGGCATCTATGAGTGGATCGTCGAGGGATCCGGCCGCTATATTGGCAAGTACACTCATCAGTCACGACCCTTCCGGGAGTACGAGAGAAATGTTCTCCGGATCCTTCGCGGGCATGCTTATCGACCAAGGAAGCCTGACGGCTTCCGGAGGATTCACAGGTCCCTCGCTCAAGCAGTCTTAGATGGCCGGCGGATCACCCTCGTTATACTCGAGAACTGCAGCTTGGATCGTCTTCACGCTCGAGAAGCCGAACTCATCGCTGAGCGTGGCACCTTAAACGGGCGTGACAAAGGTTGCACCCTCATCCCCGAAGGGGATGGCCGAAACCCCCCTTCCTAAATTTCATCGCAGTGTAAACGGAGGACCCCGGTCGGTCTCGCTCCTAAATGGCCTAGACTTTTGATCCTCCCCCCGGCCATGGTGCTCAGACCTACGGACATGGGGGCATAGATTGGACTGGACACGTGCGGACATCATTTCTGCCTTGGCTCTTACCGTGTCAGCCATCAGTGGCTGGATCTCTTGGAAGGCCTACCGACGGACAGCTGCGGCACAGCACCCACACTTCAGCTTTGACTTTGAGGCGTTCGACAAACCCGAGTGGTGGCAACTAGAGTGCTTTATCGATAATCGTTCGCTCGTGGGACTGAAACCGATCGAGGTACGCACGTCTAGGTTCAGAGCACCAATCTTGTCACTGTATAAGGGCGCGTACGTTGGCGGCGAGATCTGGCAAGTGAGCGACGATATCGAGAATGCTCCACTCACTAAATCTCTTGCACTCGGTGAGTTAGCTTACCCGATCGACCCTCAATCTCAGGGACGGTTTAGCGTACTCTTGAAAGCACGACCTGGCAGACGGCGTCTCGTGGTGCGGTGTAAGACAATCGAAGCGAAGCCTCGGCTGAAACGATTTGTTCTGCACCTGACAATCCCAGAGAGCCCAGAGATACAATGGATCGAAGCCCCCAGCCCAAACACCTAGTTCCTGCGGTTCCAGGGGTGGCTAGGATCAGTCGGCCTCCCTGTCACATCCACACCCACGCATGAGAGACCGCGCTTCTCTTCCCTTTGGATCGCGCTGTCGTGACAGGGCTTACAGACGCTTTCATGATTGCGGGGATCGATGAATAGCGCCCAGTCACCGCGATGAGGGCGGCGATGGTTCACCACCGTCATGGGCACATGCTCACCTCGCTTGAGATGCCGCTCGCACCAAGGTTGGCGTTCCTTCTGTGCCTTCCTAGCTGCCTTCCACTCAGGGGTGTTGTACCAAGCTCTCCACGGCTTCTCTGCCCTGCGCTTAGCGTCGTGCTCTCGATTCCGAGTGCGCTGGTCTATAGGCTTGCCCATCGCTTGCAATAATGATTTCCTCTCGTCTCTTTGACTGGAGACAGAGATGCGATTCAGCCCGAATATCGAACTTGAAAGAAACTCAGACCGCACATCTGACCTACGATGCCCACGGTGCGGCGGCATACATCTGCATCAAACGAAGGTATCTATTTTCAACCGGCAGGAAGATGAAGAAACCGTCTTTTTAGTCACCGTGAACGGGAAAAATACGTCTACGGGCTTTGTGTCCAATGATGAGAGCGGCAATCCAAGCTCGCGCCGCCAAGGCCTCGCGATCGAATTCGATTGTGAGGGGTGCAGCACGGGTGATCCAGATGATGTTCTTGAGCTTACAATAGCCCAACATAAGGGCTCGACTGAGATGGGCTGGCGCTTTACGCCTCGGAAATCCGGCGGTCCCCGCTGATTGAGAATCAGCTTACAAAAACGGCTCCTAACAGATACCTGTCGGAGCCGATCCACCATTGCTAAAGCGGGACAGGGTGAAAATCACCTGCCCGCTGTGGATTCTCATTTAACCCACTGCCCTAATTTTGGCAAGTGGCACCGTCGCCTTCGTCTTCCTTCCAAACAAATTCAGGATGACATGGATTCGTTCCTCGGAAGCAGTCGCCATGATTTCGGCGGCCAAGTCGAACGCACCGTCGCTGACGATGACGCGATCTCCCGGCTTGAACTTCACGCTGCTTCTGGGCTTCGGCTTAGTCTCATCGAATGCGCCGTTGCGCTCGGCCTCGTCGAGCTGCTCCAGGATCCTCGCCGGTATCTCGGCGGGCTTCCCTGCATTCGATACTAGCCAGTCCACTCCGAACGATTTGCGGACCTCGCCAAAGGGGCCCTCGGGATGATCCAGGCCCACGAACAGGTACCGGACAAAGAGCGGCCGGGAAACGATCTGCTTCGTCCTGGCGTGCTTGATTTCCTTCGTCACCATCGGGAGGTAAACGCCAAAGCCTTTCCGGGCCAATGTATCGGCGGTCAGGCGTTCAGCTTGATGCTTGGTATGAACTGCAAACCAGTGGCGGCCTTCAAAGGCTGACATGGGGTCTCCGTGGTGTGAGACCCGCATCGGTTCGGCGACGTGGCGATTCCGAATATGGCGGAGTGGTTATGGGCAAGCAAGCCCAAGAATAGCTGTCACACGTCTTTTCGTGTTGTCACATGACTCGATATAGCAACTTTCATTTGTAATTCAGGCACTTGGATGAATTTGTCACCTGACTTCCTGTCACATGACTGTTCCAACACCTATATGTATAAAAATATATGTCCGTCCTTATTTCTTATTTTCTATACACGATACTAAGAGAAAAGATGTGTGACATTGGTGACAAAATAGACAAGATATTGAAAATACTCGCATTTTGATTGTCACACATCTCCAAAAATGACGTGTGACAGTTGGTGACAAGAGCAGGACGTGTGACAAAAAACGATTACGCTAGCATTTTGTGCTTGCATAATATATCACACCTGATACATTGCTTGCATGAACAGCAAGCACACCAAAACGCTTCAGGCGATCTTTAAGGACCCGGTCTCGCCGACCATCGAATGGGCTGCCATCGAGGCTCTTCTGGTGGCCGTAGGCTGTAAGGTGATCGAAGGTTCGGGCTCGCGCGTGCGCTTCGAACACAAGGGCATTGTGGCGTCGTTCCACCGCCCTCACCCAGCCAAGGAAGCCAAGCGTTATCAAGTGCGCGATGCCCGTGAGTATCTCATCAAGTTAGGAGTTCGGCCATGAACGTCATGACCTACAAGGGCTATTCTGCCCGCATCGACTTCGATGCCGAGGACGGCATCTTCGTCGGCCGCATCGCCAACATCAACGATGTGGTCGGCTTCCACGGCACGTCCGTCGACGAGCTGAAGGCTGCATTTCAGGAGGCCGTCGACGACTATCTTGCGACCTGCGAAAAGGCGGGCAAGTCACCCGAGAAGCCGTTCTCCGGGAAGGTCATGTTTCGCGTGGATCCGGAGGTGCATGCCAGGTCCGCCCTGGCGGCCGAGCTGACAGGTAAGAGCCTCAACCAATGGGCTGAGGAAGTGCTCGATCGGGCTTCACGCGAAGACTTGGAACGCGTCACGGGCTGACGCCCTCGTGCCGATGGGCACGAGGGCTGGCACGACGCCACCCTCACGTTTCGTCGTCTGGGGTCTCTTCGCTTGGCATGTGAACCCAGAGCTGGGGTCCAGGTGGATCCGTATCGGTCACTCTGAGCCCTTCCGCTTCAAGAACCTGTCTGGCGCGATTCAGGAGATTCTGCTTCTCCCGTACGTCCATCACTTTCCGAGTGGAATGGGTATCAAGGCCCAGCTTGGTGCTTCCCTTGAAAAGGCGCAGGGAAAGTTCATCCCGCGGGGTGATGTAATATGGCAGGCCGGCCAGAACCAAGAGCCCTGTCACTCGCTGCAGGAATCTCTCTTGCGGTGTCCTTCTCATTCTGTTCTCCCTCGGTGGTGAACTTCGAAGGACGTCTTTTGCATGCTAGGCCCCCTACTGCCTAGGGGCGCCGATACCGCCATTCTCGATCCGATCCTGCCCTCTTTTGATAGCGCTCCCACTTGCTGCGCTTCAGGTAGGCTGTCACCCGGAGTTGGTCTGCGCGCGTCCACCGGCCGGGTTCGAGCCCAATGGCTCCCTTTAGAATTTCGCTCACCGAAACGTCTATTATCGGCTCATCACGGGGGACATCTTCTTCCCGCCAATCATCAGCGAACCCATAACCATGGTTCACCCGCTTCCGTTCGACGACGAGCCACCGTTCGATCAAGTCGTCCCAAGCGTCCGACTGGAAACGAGCTTCCTGGGCTGCACCGGCCTCGGCGATCAACTCAGGGTCGGTCAGCCACCATACCGCTCCGTCGCCATGCCTGAATGTGGCCTCAGCCCATAGTTGGTCCCGATCCCGCCTCAGGGCCGCAATATCCACAGTGCCGCACTTGATGGGCCAGAAGCGCCGGTTTCCCGTCTCGTCCCGCAGGTACGCATCATGGTTGACCGTTCCGGCGAAGACGCACTGCCGGGGCACCTCGATCACATAGCGTTCATAGGGCGGCCGGTACCTGTCGACCGTGCGTGTCGCAAATGCCTTGATGCGCGATACCTCGGCGCGACCGATGACGTCGAGCTCGCCGATCTCGATGATCCAGACGCCTCGTAGCTGCTGTGCCGCGTCTTTGGAGCTGATTTCCGCAAGATCGTCCGTGAACCAGTTTTCGCCGGCGAGCACCTTGAGCGCCGTCGACTTGCCCGCTCCCTGCACACCTTCCAGGACGATGATGTGGTCCGTTTTCGCCCCTGGCTCCATGATCCTGGCAACGGCTGAGATCATCCATAGGGCGCCGAAGGCCCGATGAAGGCGCGTGTCCTCAGCTCCAAGGTATGCCACCGCCCAGCGCTCGAGCCGGGGTACGCCATCCCACTTCAGGTTCTTCAGATAGTCCCGTACCGGATGGTATGGCGATTTCTTGGCGTAGGTTGCCGCCGTACGGCTCACGATACCCGGCGACACGTTGATGTTTCTGTGCTGAAGCCAAATCGCCACCTCGACGTCATCAGCTTCGGTCCAAGGCCTCACCTCGAAAGTCGCTCTGTCATCCCAGGGCAATGGCCGGACGACCTCGATCTCATATGTGAATTCGTTGAAGGCAAGCACGCCAGCGAAGACCTCATCATTCGACAATGCCGTCATGATGTTAGCCTCGTTGCGCTCCGGCGTTCCGGACATGTCCAACCGCAGTTGACCGAACCACCGCGGCTTGAGCGGGCGATGGTTCACGTCACCTGTGATGATAACGCGACGCCTCAGGTCATCAACCTGCTTTGTCAGGATCGAAACCGGGATGCCGGTGGCCTCCTTCACGATGGCCATCACCTGGCGCTCGGTGAGAGGATCTAACTCGGCCAACACCAGGTGTCCGAGTATCTTGCCGACCTCCGCGACATCCGGCGGCTTCGTCAGCGCACGCGCTGCTGCTTCGAACTCTTGCAGCGTCTTGAGTGTCGTACCGCGCGGCATGTCGTTTTTTCGATAGTCCTCCGCCTTCGCTCCCTTCCTGAGATCGTCGTTGAAGTCGTCGCCATGGAGGGGCGCGACAATGGTGTTGGCTATACCAACAGCGCTGAGGCGCGCGGCAAGGCCCACGGCGCTCTGCTCTCCTGCCTCACCAGCATCCCGGAAAATCGTCACCTCGCGCACGCCGTCGGGCCATTTCCAGTCCTTCACGTTCCCGGCCGACAGTGCCGCCCAAGTCGGAATGCCGAAGATGGCGTGAGCGGAAAGAGCGGTCTCGATCCCTTCTGCAATGCCCAAGCGACCGTCGGGCAGCATCGGCATAAGCTGCACTGCACCGCCGCCGGTCTGACCGAGCATCTTTTTGCTCTTGTCCGCCGGTGCCTTGCCGGAACCGTCATCCAGCAGAAACGTGCGGTGAATGCCTCCAGTCAGCGTTCCGTCGGCATTGCGGACGATGGCAACTAGCCCGGACCATCCTCTCTTGCTATCGAAGTCGGTCAAATCAGGATGGAACAGAAGATCGGGACACCCCGGATCCTTGAGTCCTCTCGACACGAGGTACGATTCTCCGATCGTGCCAGCGACAGGCTCGCAGCCGCTCTTGATCCTGGCGATCTCCAGGGAGTGATCCGGTTTAGAAGGTGCGGCCGCGCGCAACGGCACCGGCACATCCATTCGCGCCAGATGGGCAGCTTCCTCGAATAGCCTAGAGCCGCTGTAACCCGTCGCGTGATGAATGAGGTCAATCGGCCCGGCACTCTCGTTCGTCGCCCAATCGAACCCCCAGCCGGCCCGCGGCCCGCTTAGATAGATGGTGCACGACCCTTCCTTACGGGGCGGCCGCCCGGACAAGTCCGCGCATCGCAGCGTCTGCTTGTCCCGCGAGATCTGCGCTTGTGGAAACAGACCAGGGATCCATTCAGCGGCCCGTGCGCAGAGACGCGCCTTCACCTCATCGAGGTCGTAGCGTTCGGGTGGGGTGAATACGTCATTGAAGTCGAACATCGCCATCATCATGAAAGCAGCACAAGCCCCTGTTCCGCGCGCGTGATGGCCGTGTAGAGCCACCGCCGCCGATCCAGGTCAGTCTGCCCCAGGCCATCATCCCACACGATGACGTTCTCCCACTGCGACCCTTGTGCTTTATGGCAGGTGATCGCCCATCCGAAGGTCGCCTCGATCAGCGGCTTTTTGATCTTCCAGTCACGGTCACCACGATTCTTGTCGAACGCGACATGATCCTCGAAATGGCCTTTGTAGATCCGAAGGCGGCTTTGCTCAGTCTTTGCGTCGGGGGGGCCGATGTGGTTGCCGTCTTCGTCCGTCACGACAGCGGAAAAATAATGGCTCCCCTCGTCGACGATCTCGTCGAGCGTGAGGAACATGCCGTTGATCAAGCCCAGGTCGTTCTGGTTCTTGAGGCATATGATCTTTTCGCCCTTGCCCGTCGGCAGATATCCGCCGCCGAACCCGGCCGCATGCCGCATTGCGTTGTTGAGCTGGAAGCGGGTCGCGTTCTTGCCGCAGATGACTTGACCACCGCGGAGCGCCTGCTCCGGCGTCACATCGTTCTTGTGCATTTTCCAGACGTATGTGTCGTACTGGCCGAAGCCGATCGGTACACCCTCCCTCGCCATCGTAGCCAGCCGGATGATTGCGCTCTCACCGGCCTGCCGATGGATCTCGGTCAGCATGATGTCCGGCGTAGCCTGCGTAAATGCGCCCTCTCCTTTGATGGGTGGCAGCTGGCCAGGGTCTCCGAGAACTAGGATTGGCTTCTTGAAGGACAGCAGATCGCGGGCCATGTCTTCGCCGACCATCGACACCTCATCGAGCACGATCAGCTTGCATTCAACAGCGTCGCTCTGAGGGTTCAGGGCGAACCTAGGTTTCTTCATACCGGAGAGAGCCTGACGCATTGCTTCGATGCCGGCCTCCGCTGTGGTCCTCTCAAAACCCGACAGGGATAGGACCTCCTGTTCGGCTTTTTCGATAGCCTTCTGAGCTTCCTTGATTTCCTCCTCAGTCGCTTCCAGCACGCTGTAGATCAGGCTGTGAATCGTCCTGGCGGGGGTGCCTTTGCGCCGGAGCACCAGGGCAGCCTTTCCGGTGAATGTCGCCGTGACGACGCCCGGAACACATTTGCCGCCATCCTTGCTGCTGCGGTGAGGATCAAGGCCGAGCTCGTCGAGAGCAAATTTCAGGACCGTGGATTTCCCGGTGCCGGCATAGCCGAAGAGCCGGAACACCTGCTGTTCCTCGGTGCGGTTTCTGAACCAATCCTTGATGGCCGCGATGGCCTGCTTCTGCGTATCGGACGGGCTGACGCTACTCATTGATTCGTCCTCCAGCACCGGTCGAGCCAGGCACAACGGGAATGGAATTTGCCGCCACTGAATCCGCCGCGACACATGTTGGCCGTGGGCGACGAGGAGGATCGAGGGAGGAGTTCTTGCGCATCTGTGGCTTGGATAACCTGCACGGCGCGGTCACTCATCTCCTGCGCAAGAGCGGCATTGAACGGCACCAGCTCGCAGTAGAGTTCCCAGGTGTCCCGGTTCAGGGCTGTGAACAGCGCAGGATTCGGGAGATCCATATAGCTCTGGTAGAGAGCAACCTGCGCCGCATAGACCGGCTTCGACACTGCAACGCCACGCTTGACGGTGTCGCTCCACGAGTCGGCTCCAAGGGCCTTGTTCTCCCACAGGGCCGGATAATCCATAGCGACAGGCCCGGACACGATGCAGCCGTCGATATGGCCCTTGAAGCGCCCATTCAGCGTTGTGAATCCAAATTGACTTCCATCGGCGCGCGCCGTCCTGAGATCGAAGCCCGCCGCTCTCAGCCAGCCTGCAACGACGTCTTCCAGCAGGTGCCCCGCCTTGAAGATCCGGAGCGTTTTGGGCTGGAACTCGCCATCCTCGTCCTTAGGCGCCGCGACAAAATCATACTGGATCTGGCGGAGGCAATCCCGGCCGATACCGGACGTGCTGACGTAGGTTCTGGGGCGCTGCGAACGGTTCTCGTTCACGAGGAAGGCATTGATAGCGTCGTTGATCGGGCCCGACACCGCGAGAGACGGTTTGATCGGAGCATACGTGGCGCCGGAACCATGGTTGAGGTCGATCATGGCCACCGTCCTAGAATGGCACGTCGCCGGACTTCGACTGCCGCAGCATCGAATCCTGGAAGCCGTCGACACACGCTTCAATGATCCGGTCGATATCCTCTGGCGATCGGTTATAGAAGGGCTCCATCAGGCCGAGTTCCTGAAGCGTCTCGGCCAGGAAGCGGCGGGCGTCCTTGATCGCGCGCTGCTCCATGTCGGTCTTGTCGATCACTCCGCGTTTCCTTCTTGCTATCGTTGCTCCGGCGTCGAGACACGCTCGCGAGCAAAAGTGATACTGAGGGTATGCCGGTGAGAGGTACTGCTGGTATCCGAACCCACGGGCAGACCGGCCGCAGACGCCGCAAAGGCTGTTCAGAGCATGAGCCATTTGACCGCCTCGGCGTGGGAGGGATCGTCCTTCGCGCGGTTCGTGTTCAGAACGATCCAGCTGCTGATGGCGCTGATGGCCATAGCCTCCAGCTCCGGCATGGTGAGGGAGTGGATCGGCATGTGCAGCCTGCCCCGCTCCTCCAGCCATTGGCCAATGGCTTTGGCAGCCTCTCGGGTCGTGTGGGCCTGCCAGGCGTCGGACTGCGCGACAGCCTCGTCCCGGCAGGCCTTCTGATCCGAGCGCGTGCACATCAGCCGTTCAGCCAAGCCGGGCCGTTGCTGGCCGGCGGCGTGCCTTGCCCTGCGCCCTGCTGGCCGAAGCCCGGAGACTGCGTCTGGCCGGCGCCTCCGCTCTGCCATGCAGGCGTATTCTGTGGCGCTGCATCACGGGGCTTCCGTGCCTTTGCGCCGACCGGTTCCGGCGCGACGGTTTCACCTTTCATGACCGCCGCGTATTGCGGCTCTCCCGGGAGCACCACGTTGGCCAGCTTGTTCTGATCGGGGTAGTGTGGGTTCGTGTTCGGCTCGATCATGATGCGGCCAACGAACTTGATGCCGTCGAACTGTTTCAATCCCTGAATCACGCGCTTGGCTTTTGCCGCCTCGCTCATGTCTTTCGGGTCGAGGCCAAGAGCGCTGTCGATCATGGCGCGCAACACGCTCTTGGAGATGTTCCAGCCCTTGGAAACGCCCTTGTCATCCAGCTTGCCGCCGGACACGGTGAACATCTGCCAGAACTTGCGGCGGGCATAAGGGCCTTCAAGGACCGTGAACTCGCAATCGAGCATCATAGCATCGCTGGAGGTCGATGCCTTCAGCAGGCCCGCATCCATAGGCACGGAGCCGTTCACGCCGCCCGGGCGGATATTCATCTGGATCTTCGCGAAGGTCCCGTCGGGGATCAGTTCGCCCATGGGGCCGGAATGCGGCTGTGCGTCGTTGAGATCAAACATTGGTGGTCCTTTCAGTGGTGAGAACAAAGAGTCAGGCTGCAATTGCGGCAGCGGGGCCGGGCCCGGGCTTGCCGTCGATCTTGGCGAGAAGCGCACCGAGGTCCGGAGGCTCGGTCACGTCGAGGCGGCCGGATCGGTCTTTCGCCGGCAGGCCGTAGGGGTTGCCGGCCTTGCAGATGAAGCGGCGTTCACTCGCCTTCTCGTCGAGGACGTAGTTCCCGTCCGCATCCTTCGAAAACAGGTGCATCGAGATGACCTGGTCCACGATGCCGGGCAGCTCGCGCCCGACCTTCGAGCCCTCCATCTGCGGCTGCCATGAGGTCACGTTGAACTCGTCGGTGACCTTTTCCAGGATGCCGACGAAGACGACGGTCTTGCCTTTGGCATGCTGCAGGTGCTTGAGCGACTGGATGACCTCGCGGCCGAGAAGCCCGTAAGCGCCGCGGGTATCGGGCTTCCCTGTCCGCTCGGAGAACGCCTCCGGCTGCTGCTTCGCGAAGGCCATCACCTGACGCGTCAGATCCGTGATGGAGTCGACGAAGATGATCGGCTTCGTGTTGAGCAGCTCGACGACGCCGGATCCCTCATATTGCTGAAGGGCGTACTGGTAATGAGCATCGCTGTAAGTGTCGGTGGGAGCTGCCGCGGGGTTCGGTCCGCCGATGAGCACGACAAGATCGCGGAAGTCCGGGTAGGAGCGGATCGGCAAGCTGACGCCGGGCCAGTCCTGGACCGATTTCATTCCTGCCTCGAGGTCGATGCAGAGGGTCTTGTCGGCCGGGAGCGTTTTGAGGAGCGTCGTCTTGCCGACGCCTGACGGCCCGACGATCAAGGCCGAAGTCTTGTTGTTTGCTGCCGAGAGCCGCTGCTCGGCCGTGACGATTTGAATAGGCATGTTTCATCCTTCGCGCTCGATGCGCGTCATGCGTCATGGGATAGGTGCGGAAGTGACGCCCCCATCGCGGGGCGAGCTCATGCGCCTTACGGCGGAATATCGATGTGCATTGCCATGCTTCTCTCCTCGCCATCATTTCCGGTGACCGGGAGCGGGTCGTCCGGAGACAGGGATGGCGGACCTGCCCGGCTTACACCGGTGGATCTCCCGCTCCCGGCTGAACTGTGATGGGCGGTTGGGCGGAGGCCACCACGCCCCCGCCCGTCGCCACGCCACCGCCCCGATGCGGGCGTGTGGTCGTATTGGAGTTGAGAATGACCTGGTCGCCGTAAAGCGCGATCAGCGCCGCCTCAGCGCGGTTATGATCGCGCTTGCGAGCGAAGTACCCGGCACCAGGCCAGAGCTGGAGGGCGCGGGCTCGCGCCTCTTCCTTGTCCTTGGAGAGCCGGAAGTGGGCTTTCCATTTCGCGGGCGTCACAAGGTGTTGCGGGATCTTCAGCACGCTGATGACTGCGCGCAGCGCGCCATAGGTAGCGCCGAACTTGAACGTGGATGAAACGCCCTGCCCCGGCATGGCGCCGACGCGCTCGATGATCGCGACCGTCGGCGCCAAAGCGGCAATGATGCCGGCCAGAGTGTCCGTGTCGACCTCACCGTCGGCGACAGGTATGTCGTGGAGGACGATCCCGCCTGGACGATCGGGATAATAGAAGGCAATGGCGCCGGTCAGACCGGGGTCGATGCCGAGAATAACTGGATTGCGCGTGCTCATAGGGGTCATCGTACGGCCCCTGGCTGGGTGTTAAGCGCGACGTCCGACGCAGACAGGGCAGCGCTGCGGCGCCGTTTGCCCCTGCCTGCTGTCGCGACGACTTGATCGACTTGCGCGAAATCAGACTTACCCGTGTTCCCCACCGCGCATACAGCCGATCCTTGTGCCGGACTTTCACCGGTCTCCCCGTTGTCCTGGACCGAGAGGGAGTCGTGGGGGCGGGTGTTGGGTGCTCTTTCTTCCAGAGCAGCATGGGCAATCAAGCCGAATTCCTGAAACTTGATCTTGCCCTGCGTAGCGGATTCGATCCGCACCGCCTCATCGACGGTGACGGCCCGCTCCTGGTTGAGGAGCCGTGAGATCGTCTGTTGGGACATGCAGATCGCAGCCGCCAGTTTCTTCTGGGAGCCGACGATCCGGATCGCTTCGCGAATGAGGGGGTGCTGTTTCGTGCTCATTAAGCATACTGATAACCCACATCTGAGTAACCCACAATAGGGTGATGCATTCATACCCAAATTCGAGTAATATAACCCCTAAGTCATTGAAATGCTGATTGGGGGGAGAACAATGGAACTTGGGGAAAAGATCAGGGCCGAGAGAGAAAGTCGCGGCTGGTCGCAAGAGCGTTTAGCCCAAGAATCGGGGACGACGCAGTCGACCATCGACCGCCTCGAGCGGGGCACTACGAAGTTTTCTCGGAAGTTATACCGGGTCCTGGAGGTACTCGGACTGCAGGAGGCTGGACGGGATTTTCTCTCGGTATCGCCTGCGACAGGACAGCAATATGAAATAGCCCTGCCAAACACGGGGAGAGACATGCCTCTCTACCCTGCAGTCGAAGGCGGCTCGGGCGCTTTGCTCATAGAAAAGAACCCCATTGGACGGGTGGCCCGGCCTGCTCACCTGGATGGAATCGAAGATGCTTACGCAGTCTATATTGCTGGCGAATCGATGTTCCCCGAATACGAACCCGGCGACATCGCCGAGGTAAACCCGCGACTGCCGCCAATCCCAGGAGCCACGTGCGTATTCTATACCAACGATCCGCACGATGACCGGGCCATGATCAAACGGCTGGAGAAGATGACGCGCACGGAATGGCACCTCCGGCAGTGGAACCCGCCAGAGGGTGAAGAGGCAGAATTCCTCGTGTCTCGGATCGAGTGGCCAGTCTGCCACCGGGTGGTCGGACGGGTGCCGCGAAAATAATATACCCATATGTGGGTTGACGATCTAACCCGTATGTGAGTAGCCTTGTCTCCATTAACCAATCGGAGACAAGCATGGCGGCTGCATCCCTCAGAACCAAACTTACAGACTGTCCGGTCGAGGCTCTCGGCCGCGAGATGGCAATTCGGGTCGATGAGCACTTCGCGGCTGACGAGGCAAGTGTAGTCAGCCGACAGAGCAACGCTGTCGAAAGCGTGCGCCATGAAAATGCAATGAAGGCTGCCCAGGCCCGCATTGACGTGCTGGAAGAAGCAGCTTCGCATGTGCTGGCAGCCTCTCTCCCGGGCGCACTTTTCCAGGTGATGCTTGCTCGATCGAGCGCCGAGGCACTGCATTCGTGGGTCGATGAGAAGAATCGCGAAGCCAAGAGCGAGGCCGATGAGCTCTTAGCCTACATTCAGCGCTGCCTGACTTCAGCTATGCGTGTCCTGGAGTCCGTTTCGGGGGTCTCACGCCTTGAACTTGGTGGGCGCTATTTCGGGCCGGAGCGCTACGATCATCTGTCTGGATTGCCGATTCCAGCGTCCCCCCCGGCGGCCGGCGCTGAGCAGCTTTCAATCATCACTCAATCACCGGAGGAGCAGCTGCTCGCGCTAAACCTCGAGTACGAGAGCTGGAACGCACTCTACTACGAAGCCTGCGATCAACTCGATGCAGCTACGGCAGCCAAAGATGAACTTGCAAAAGAGGAGGCTGAAACCCGGATTGCACATGCCACTCGTGTATGTCGGCAGTCGTTGCTCTTGTCATCCGGAATTATCACAACATCGCGCCTGGGTCTGGCTCTGAAGGCTCGCCTGATCGCAGCAGAACTCTCTGAATGGTGGGATCGCCTTGATATTGAAGATGGGGAGGCTGCCGCTCGCTCTCTGTTCGATCAACTGATGTCAGCAGGCGGCGTCAGCCGTTTGGAAAAGCGCGATCACTCGATCGATGACGTTCGATCCTATCGCAGTATCAAGCGCGACCAGGTGGCGGCATGAGCTACATCGTGCAGCGCAACGGGATCGACATTCAGCTCAGTGACATCAGGTCCGTGGTAGAGGGTGAGGCTATCCTCGACGAACTGGATCGCTCCCTCGTGTCGATCGAGCAGCAGATCGCTGATGGGAGCCGGTTTGGCTGTGATGGAGCATGGCTGATCAAGGCCAAAACGGCCCTAAGGCACAAGAAGCTGGCTCGGCCGAAACTCCAGGCCCGCATTGCGGAGTTGCGACGGCAGGAAAAGGCCCAAGCCGCCGCAGAAGCACGGCAGTTTCAGCAGTCCCGAGACAACATGAAGCGGCGTGCATTCATTCTCGCTGCCAAGGAAACCTTGGATGCTGGGGCTTTCGATCGGATCTGGGCGAAAGCTCGCGAGATCCTGCCGGATGCGTTCACGGAGGATGTGGCATGACCCGCACCGTTCTCCCTAACCGCCGCCCCTCGATCATCTTTGACTGTGAGTTCCGCGGAACCGGCTACACGGTTGATGTCGGCTACGACATCGACGGCAGGCCCATGGAAGTGTTCATCGACTGCCACCAGGTGTCGAGCGACCTGACGGCCCTTGCCCGGGACGCAGCCGTCAGCATCAGTCTGGCGCTGCAGCATGGGTGCAGCCTCCAAACCCTCGCAGGCGCCATGACTCGCGACGAGCGTGGCAACGCGGCTGGCGTGGCCGGCACCGCCATTGACGAAATCCTGAAGCGGGGGTTGGCCTGATGAAGCCCATCGCCAAACAAGCCAACACTTGGCCCCGCGACCCGCTCGACTGGTATGTCGAGGAGATGCGCGCCACTGAGCAGCTCCTGGAGGTCGAGCGCTTCATCGGCGGGGTCTGGGATCCGTGCTGCGGCCAAGGCAATATCCTCGAGGCGGCGATTGCGGCCGGATACGACGTCTGTGGTACCGATCTGGTGAAGAGGCGCAACTGCTACTTCATCCAGGGCGGCGTCGACTTCCTCGAGCAGAGCATGCCCCGGGCCCAGAACATCGTGATGAACCCGCCCTTCTTCCGGGGCAAGGGCACGGAAGCTTTCATCCGGAAGGCGCTCGCGCTCGTCAACGGCAAGGTCGCCGCCTTCGTCGACCTGAAGTTCCTGGCGGGTGCCGGCCGTGCCAACGGCCTCTGGAACGAGTTCCCGCCTCACCGGATCTGGATCGTCACGCCGCGGGTTTCGTGCCCGCCAGGCGAATGGCTGGCGGCCGGCAACAGGGCCGGTGGCGGCACGGCGGACTGGTGCTGGGCAGTCTGGGATCTGACGGTGCCACCGGTGGATACCCCTGCCCTCGGATGGTTGAGGAGGGTGTCGACATGACCCTCTTCAGTATCCAGCGGCGGATCTGCGGCTGGTTCTGGCGCGCGCGGGTCGCAATAGCTCTGCGACAGGCTCGCAGCGCCGTGAGTCGGCAGCAACGGGTATGGCTGCGAAATAGAGGCAACCTGTGACAGGGGGAAGAGCGATGCCAAAAGCCTCCCGCCCGGTCAGCTTTGACGACTTGCCTCTGTTCGCCAGCGACGTGGAGATCGGCGCGGCTGTAGTAGGGGCCGCGAAAGCTAACCATTGGGCAAGCGTAACTGTCAAGCTGCTGGAGCGCCAGCCCGGGTTCCCCCGGTTCGACGAGGCGCACGGCGGCCGGTACACTCCTGGGGTTAGAAAATTTTACGAGGTGAAGCACGGCAGCCTGACAACAGGCGACCGGCTCCGAGTGCCGGAAAGGCCAGAGGACAACAGCGCATGGAGAGGCCGGACATCAAAGCGCCAGGGCTGAAATGGCGCGCCCGTAAGGATAGATGGATTCCATATTGGATCCCGCGCGATGACGCTGTCGCCGCCGGCTACCCCAGCGGGACGGTCAACCTCGACCCCCTCCTGGACGGTACCGAGCTTGGAGAGAGCTTGGTGCGGAGCCGGTGCCAAGCCCTTCAGGAGGACATGCTTCTATGGTTGGCAGGCTATCGGCGCGATCGCTCCGTCTTCGACGGGTCGCTGCGGTCGATCTTCGACATTTATGAGAGCCACGCTGACAGCCCCTACCGCGCTCTTAAGCCTGCCTCCAAGAAACCCTATGGCGTCTATCTGAAGAAGCTGCGGGAACACGTCGGTGGCCGCATCATCGTCAACGTGAGCGGGCTGGACGTAAAGCAGTGGTGGAAGGCCTGGGCCGAGGCTGACCAGCACGGCCGGAACCCCCAGAAGGTCGCGGCAGGCGCCATGGCATTCCGGGTACTCAAGGAGGCCATCAAGTTCGGTGTCGTCTGCGGCTATGAGGATTGCGCCAAGCTCTTTGCCATGATCGACGTGCTCCAGTTCCCGCAGCCCAAGGCCAGGAAGATGGTGGCCACGGCCGACCAGGTCATTGCCGCCCGGAGGGAGGCCCACCGCGAGGGGAAGAAGGCCCTGGCACTTGCCTACGCTCTCCAGTTTGAAACTGTACTGCGGGAATGGGACGTCATCGGACAATGGTATCCACTCGACTATCCCGCTGTCTCAGAAGTCATCGGGAAGCACGGGAAGTGGATCGGCCTAGACTGGCGGCACATCGATGGTGATTTGATATTGCGCTACACGGCCAGCAAGACGGAGAACACGACAGCGGCCAAGCACGTCGTGGACCTTAAGCTCTGTCCGATGGTGCTCGAGGAGCTGACACATTGGCCGGAGCATGAGCGCACCGGGCCTGTAATAAAGGACGCAAGGACTGGCCTGCCCTACTCCGAGCGCCTTTTTCGGGACAGTTGGAAACGAATTCGTGGCAACGCGGGCTTGCCTTCCGATCTTTGGGCACGAGATCTCCGTGCCTCAGCTGTGACGGAGGGCCGCCGCGGAAATGCCTCGATGGACGATTCAAGTAAGGTCGCCGCACATTCTAGCCCTAGGACCACCGCGCAGGTGTATGATAGAGAGCGCCTCGAAGCCCACCGGCGGTTTGCCCAAGCGCGCCTTTCGGCCCGAAACGGCTCGGGAACATGATGGGGAACGCTAGGGAACAAATATGCCGCAAGGCTTTGATATGGTTAATTTTTGTGAAATTGCGTACTTACTGAGCCGTTAACGACGTTCGCAAGTGGCAGGGGACATCGGGTTTCCTTGAACATGACCGGCCGCTAAACTCGCTTGGTAAATAGGAGATTACCG